TTCGGCAAGCGTCCGCAAGATGGGCGGTCAGCCCACGGTCGAGGAGCTTCTTAAGACAGCCGATGAGATAAAGCGCGGTGCGGAGCTTACCGCAGAACTTCAGAGCATGAACATCACCTGGACGGAAACATTCTAAGGACGGAGGATAAACGCCATGACAATCAACGATGCAATGAGAACCTACAGACTACCGAACCCCACCACGCCGGAGAATTTGGAATGCCGCTGGAGCAAGGTGCTGAACTTTGGAGACAAGGTGCTGCTTGCCGGGTATTACTACAACGGACAGAACAAGCCCTGCTACTTCGGAGCGGTCTACGAATACCTCGAAGATGGCAAGCACGACTGCGAAAGCACCATCGGGCTTTACGCAGCAAGCGAAGCCGAGTTCGAGGATGACGGCCACGCAATCGCCTGGGCGATGCAGCAGTAAAGCACGGTAACAACATACCCAAGGGACGAGCCGAAAGGCTCTGTCTCTCGTACAGATAGATTTGATGAGGGCTTGCCTGCGGGCAGGTCATTTTTTATGCCATTTTCGGAAGGAGGAGATGCCATTGGCAATAAGAAAGCTGAAGAAATACACGCCCACGAAGTTCATGGCGGATACCTCTTACTATGACAAGAACCTCGCCGACTACGCTGTGCTGTTCATCGAACAGCTCTGCCACACCAAAGGCACATGGGCGGGTAAGCCGTTCGAGCTTATCGACTGGCAGGAGCAGATCATCCGCGACCTGTTCGGCGTGATAAAGGACAACGGCTACAGACAGTTCAACACGGCTTACATTGAGATACCGAAGAAACAAGGCAAGTCGGAGCTTGCTGCAGCTGTGGCGCTCCTGCTCACCTGCGGTGACGGCGAGGAACGCGCCGAGGTGTATGGCTGTGCCGCCGACAGGAACCAGGCAAAGATCGTCTTTGACGTGGCTGTGGACATGGTGCGGTTCTGCCCGGCGCTCTCCAAGCGCGTGAAGATACTCGGCTCACAGAAAAGGCTCGAATATCTGCCGACGCACAGCTTTTATCAGGTGCTGTCGGCGGACGTAGCGAACAAGCATGGTTTCAATACCCACGGCGTTATCTTCGATGAGCTGCACACACAGCCGAACCGAAAGCTGTTTGACGTCATGACCAAGGGCTCCGGCGATGCGAGGATGCAGCCACTGTTCTTCCTCATAACCACAGCGGGCAATGATACCCACTCCATCTGCTATGAGCAGCATGAAAAGGCTCTGGACATTATGAACGGCAGGAAAATTGATCCGACCTTCTATCCCGTTATCTATGGCGCAGACGAGTCCGAGGACTGGACCGATCCCGCCGTGTGGAAAAAGGCAAATCCCTCCCTCGGCATTACAGTCGGCATCGACAAGGTAAAGGCCGCCTGCGACTCCGCAAAGCAGAACCCCGGCGAGGAGAACGCTTTCAGGCAGTTAAGGCTTAACCAATGGGTAAAGCAGTCTGTCAGATGGATGCCGATGGACAAGTGGGATAACTGTGCATTCGCAGTCGATGAGGATTCTCTCGAAGGCCGTGTGTGCTACGGCGGTCTTGACCTTTCAAGCACCACGGATATTACGGCATTCGTGCTTGTGTTTCCGCCTCTTGATGAGGATGACAAATACATCATCCTTCCGTACTTCTGGGTGCCGGAAGAAACGCTCGACCTGCGGGTAAAGCGTGACCATGTTCCCTACGATGTATGGGAGCAGCAAGGGTATCTCGAAACCACCGAGGGCAACGTCATCCATTACGGATACATCGAAAAATTCATCGAGCGGCTCGGTGACCGATTCAACATTCGTGAGATCGCCTTCGACCGCTGGGGAGCCATTCAGATGGTGCAGAATCTTGAGGGCATGGGATTCACCGTTATTCCCTTCGGACAGGGCTTCAAAGACATGAGCCCTCCCACCAAGGAACTGATGAAGCTGACGCTTGAAAAGAAACTGGCGCACGGCGGGCATCCCGTCCTGCGGTGGATGATGGACAACATCTTCATCCGGCAGGACCCGGCAGGCAACATCAAGGCGGACAAGGAAAAGTCCACGGAGAAAATTGACGGTGCAATCGCAACGATCATGGCTCTTGACCGTGCCATCCGCTGCGGAAACGACAATGCAGCCTCGGTCTATGACGAAAGGGGCATTTTATTCATATGAGAGGAGAAAAAGCTATGGGTATTTTCAACAGATGGTTCAGAGGACGGGACGCTCCCAAGGACTCCACGGCGGGCAGTTCGTACCGCTTCTTTTTCGGCGGCACGACTTCCGGCAAGACCGTGACGGAACGCTCCGCCATGCAGATGACGGCGGTGTATTCCTGCGTGAGGATACTTGCCGAGGCGATAGCCGGACTTCCCCTGCACCTCTACCGATACGGCGAGGACGGCAGCAAGGAAAAGGCACTCGACCATCCGCTCTATGCGCTCCTGCACGATGAGCCGAACCCGGAAATGACATCGTTCGTTTTCAGGGAAACGCTCATGACGCACCTATTGTTGTGGGGCAACGCCTATGCGCAAATCATCCGCAACGGCAAGGGCGAGGTCGTGGCTCTTTATCCGCTGATGCCGAACCGCATGGCCGTTGACAGAGATGAACACGGGCAGCTCTACTACGAATATCAGACTTCGCAGGATGACGCCCACACCATGAAAGGCTCCGTGGTCAGGCTCTCTCCGAGGGACGTCCTTCATGTTCCCGGTCTGGGCTTTGACGGATTAGTCGGATACAGTCCTATCGCAATGGCGAAGAACGCCATCGGGCTTGCGATTGCTACGGAGGAATACGGTTCTAAGTTCTTTGCGAACGGAGCTACTCCCGGCGGTGTGCTGGAGCATCCAAACGTGGTCAAGGACCCGGAGCGTGTGCGTTCAAGCTGGAACGCCGCATTCGGTGGCTCTGCCAATGCAAACAAGGTGGCAGTTTTAGAGGAAGGCATGAAATACACGCCCATCTCCATCTCGCCGGAGCAGGCGCAGTTCCTCGAAACGAGGAAGTTCCAGATAGACGAGATTGCCCGTATCTTCCGAGTACCGCCGCACATGATCGGCGACCTTGAGAAGTCCAGCTTTTCCAATATCGAGCAGCAGTCGCTTGAATTCGTGAAGTACACGCTCGATCCGTGGGTGTGCCGATGGGAACAGTCGATGCAGCGGGCGCTCCTGAAAGCGGACGAGAAACCGTTGTATTTCCTGAAGTTCAATGTGGACGGCCTGCTCCGCGGCGATTATCAGAGTCGGATGAACGGCTACGCTGTCGGGCGGCAGAACGGCTGGATGTCTGCAAACGACATCAGGGAGCTTGAGAACCTCGACCGCATTGCCAAGGAGGACGGCGGCGATTTGTATCTCGTGAACGGGAACATGGTGCCGCTCGTGTCCGCAGGCGCGGCGTATGCGGCGACCACACAGGAAACGGAGGAACCTTTAAGTGAAGAAACAGAAAAGCAAGCACAGGAAGCGGAGCAATCCGACAGGGTACGGGAAAGGAGGCAGAAATCCCTATGAACAGAAAGTTTTGGAACTGGGTGAAAAACGAGGAGCCGGATTCATTCGGCAGCGACCGAACGCTCTACCTCGACGGGGAAATATCCGATGAGACGTGGTTCGGCGATGAGGTCACTCCCTCGCTTTTCAAGCAGGAACTGGAGAGTGGCGACGGCAACATCACGCTCTGGATCAATTCGCCCGGCGGCGATGTGTTCGCGGCGGCGCAAATCTACAATATGCTGATGGACTATCCGCATGACGTGACCGTCAAGATCGACGCTCTCGCGGCATCGGCGGCATCCGTTATCGCTATGGCAGGCACGAAGGTGCTGATGAGTCCCGTGGCGATGATGATGGTACATAATCCCGCCACCATCGCAATCGGCGACAGCGAGGAGATGCAGAGGGCTATCGATATGCTCGCCGAGGTCAAGGAAAGCATCATGAACGCTTATGAAATCAAGTCCGGGCTGTCCCGCCACAAGATTTCGCAGCTCATGGACGCCGAGACCTGGATGAACGCAAAGGAAGCCGTGAAGCTGGGCTTTGCCGATGAGATTCTCTTTGCCGGGAAGAAGGACGAGGAGCCTTCCGATGACGGCATCGAGATGCTATTTTCGCGCAAGGCCGTGACGGATTCGCTGCTTTCAAAGCTGATCCCGAAACGCCCGGAGAAACCGAAGAACACAGTCAAAGTAACCGACCTTGAGAAGCGCCTGTCGCTTCTCGCACACTAATTTTATGGAGGTATTTATCATGACCAAGATTATGGAACTTATGGAGAAACGCGCAAAGGCATGGGAGGCGGCGAAGAACTTCCTCGACAGCCACTCCGACAACGGCGGCAATGTGTCCGCAGAGGATGCCGCCACCTACGACAGGATGGAGAAAGAGGTCACCGACCTTACCCACGACATCGAGCGCCTGCAGCGCCAGGAGGAAATCGAGAAGATGATGAACGCTCCGACTTCCTCTCCGCTGACCGCAAAGCCCGGCGCCGCAGAGGACAAGGACGAGCCGACCGGCACGGCATCCGAAACTTACAGGACCGCTTTCTGGAACAGCATCCGCAAGCGCAACTGGTACGATGTGAAGAACGTGCTGGAAATCGGCACGGACGCCAACGGCGGCTACCTCGTGCCTGACGAATATGAGAAGAAGCTGATCGATGCCCTGCAGGAGGAGAACTTCTTCCGCTCCATCGCAACGATTATCCGTACCCAGTCCGGCACTCACACGATTCCTGTGGTGGCGTCCCACGGTACTGCCGAGTGGATGGAGGAGAACGGCCTGTATCCCGAATCCGATGACAAGTTCGACCAGATCAGCCTTTCCGCCTACAAGCTCGGCACGGCTATCAAGGTATCCGAGGAGCTTATGAACGACTCCGTCTTTGAACTGGAGAACTACATCTCTAAGGAGTTTGCCCGCAGGATCGGCGCGGCGGAGGAGGCGGCGTTCCTCACCGGGGATGGCAGCAAGAAGCCGGAGGGCGTGTTCACGGCTGTTGCGAAGAACAGCGACCAGCTGACCACCGTCGGCAACACCACGCTGAACTTCGATACCGTGATGGACGTGTTCCACTCGCTCCGCAGCGTGTACCGCAACAAGGCGATCTGGATTCTCAACGACTCCACCGTCAAGGCTCTCCGCAAGATCAAGGACGGCAACAACAATTATATCTGGCAGCCTTCCGTGGTGGCGGGTCAGCCTGACATGATCCTCAACCGTCCGTACAAGACCAGCATCTATGCGCCGGAGCTTGCGGCGGGCAATGTGCCGCTTCTTTTCGGTGACTTCAGCTACTACTGGATCGCAGAGAGACAGGGACGCTCCTTCAAGAGGCTCAACGAACTGTATGCCGCAAACGGCCAGATCGGATTCCTTGCCTCCGAGCGTGTGGATGGCAAGCTCATCCTGCCGGAGGCTGTGGTCGGGCTTTCCGTTTCCGGCTCCTGATTTGCAACACAGTAACCAAGCCGTCCGTGGGAAAATCTCACGGGCGGCTTTTATGAAGGGAGTGACAGATTATGGCAATCCTAACGCTGGACGAGGCAAAGACCTATCTTCGTGTAGATTATTCCGATGAGGATGACCTTATCATAAATTTCATATCCACGGCGGAAAAGCTGGTGCAGGATATGTCACGGCTTTCGGATGACGACTGGACTGCCGCCGATGAGGATACCCTTGCCCGTGCGCGGATAGCCGTGCTTTTTACGGTGGCGTATCTCTATGAGCATCGTGAGGAGGCAGACCACAGCGCACTGAACCTGACGCTCCGATCCCTTCTTTTCGGCATACGGGAGGAGGGATTCTGATGAACATAGCGGCTATGCGCGTGAGGGTGACTTTTCAGAAAAACACCATCGTGTCTGACAAGTACGGCAACCGCAAAAACACATGGACGGATTACTTCTCCTGCTATGCGACCGCAGGCTCAAACAACACGCTAAATGGCACGGGAACAGGCTCGGAAAGCACGGGCGCCATTATCCGCTCCGAGGAGTCCCTCGCCTTTACCTGCAGGTGGTGTAAGGCACTTGCGGCGGTCACTTCAACTGGTTACCGCATCGTATGCGAGGGCAAGACCTACAACATCATCTATGTGAACCCGATGGGCTTCAAGCATAACAGCATCAAGTTTTCCTGTGAACTGGAGGGCAAGTCATGAGCCGCCGGGTATCCGTGGACGGCATGGCGGACGCCATCATGGAGGAACTGACGAAATATTCCGACCTTGCCGCCGATGAACTGAAAGCCGCCGTAAAATCCACGGCGCAGTCGGTACGCAAGGACATCCAAGGCTCCGCTCCGTCACGCACGGGGAAATACAAGAAATCGTGGTCGGTAAAGACCGTGAAGGAATCATCGGAGACTATCGACCTGGTGGTGCATTCGAGGAACCGCTATCAGATAGCGCACCTTTTGGAACACGGCCATGCCAAGCGCGGCGGCGGACGGGTGGCTGCAAGGCCGCATATTGCTCCCGCCGAACAGGCAGGAAACGAAAAGCTGGTAAAGACCATCGAGCAGAAGCTGAAGGGGTAACGCCTATGACACATGAAGAGATAGTGACAATGCTTGAGGAGGCGAACCTTCCTCTTGCCTATGACCATTTTGCTGAAGGCGAGTCGCCTGATCCGCCTTTTTTAATCTTCCTCTTTCCGGGGACGGACAATGTGTTCGCTGATAACAAGGTGTGGCAGAAAATCAACCAGCTGAACATCGAACTGTATACGGACGAGAAATCGCCGGAAACGGAAGAAAAAATCGAGGGCATCCTGGACTCCTATGAAATCCCTTATGAGAAGTCGGAGTACTGGATCGAATCGGAAAAGATGTATGAAGTGCTTTATCAAACAGAAATTTTAGGAGGTAACTGACTATGGCAACAAAAAAGAACAAGGTCAAGTTCGGTCTGAAGAACTGCCACTACGCCCTGGTCACGCTGGGCGAGGACGGGAAAGCGACATTCGGCACGCCTGTGGCTATGCCGGGCGCTGTCTCTCTTTCCCTTGATGCGGAGGGCGAGAACGAGCCGTTCTATGCCGATGATTCCGTGTACTACATGGTATCCGATAACAACGGCTATTCCGGCGATCTGGAGCTTGCGCTCATCCCGGAGAGCTTTCTCACGGACATCATGCACGAGACCGAGGACAGCAACGGCGTTCTCTATGAGAACAAGGACGTGGAGCCGGAGCATTTTGCTCTGCTCTTTGAGTTCACGGGCGACCAGAGGAAGATCCGCCACTGTATGTATTACTGCTCGGCGAGCCGTCCTTCCGTGTCCGGCAATACCCGCGAGGACTCGACCGAGGTGCAGACGGAAACGCTGTCTCTTACCGTTTCCCCACTGCCGAGCGGCTTGGTGAAGGTCAAGACCGGCACAAATACCACGGAGGCTGTCTATGACGCATGGTACAACTCGGTGTATGAGATTTCGACCGCAGGCAGCGGCGAGTAAGGAGGGCTGAATCATGGCAGTAACAAAGACGATCGCCGTTGACGGCAAGGACGTGACTTTCCGCGCGTCCGCCGCCATCCCAAGGCTTTACAGAAACAAGTTCCACAGGGACATCTACCGTGACCTGAACGAGCTTCAGAAAGGTATCGATGAGAACAGTGCCGAGCAGTCAACGCTCGACACTTTTTCTTTGGAGCTTTTCGAGAACATTGCGTGGCTCATGGCAAGGCACGCCGATTCTGCCGTTCCCGACTCTCCCGAAGAGTGGCTGGACGGCTTCAACACTTTTTCTATCTACGAGGTGCTGCCGCAGATCATCGAACTGTGGGGCATCAATACGCAGCAGCAGGTCGAGTCTAAAAAAAACGGCCCGCCACGGAAAGGGAAATGACGACGCCGCTGTTCCTGCTCCGATGTGTGCAGATCGGGCTTTCCATCTCGGAGCTTGACCTGCTCACCATCGGGACGGTGAACGATATGTATGCGGAAATGTCAAATGACGACTGGGACTACGCACAGGTCGCTACCCAGGAGCAGATGGACAGATTTTAACGAAGGGAGGTTTGTCGCATGGCTGACAGAATAAAGGGCATAACAGTCGAGATCGGCGGCGATACGACCGGCCTCTCGAAAGCCCTGTCCGGCGTGAACAAAGAGATAAAGTCCACACAGACGCAGCTGAAGGACGTAAACAAGCTCTTAAAACTTGATCCGACCAATACCACTCTGTTGCAGCAGAAACAGCAGCTTTTGAAAACTGCTATTTCCGAAACGAAGGACAAGCTGACGCAGCTGAAATCCGTGCAGGACCAGATGGACGAGGGTTTGAAAAACGGCACGGTCACGCAGCAGCAGTATGACGCCTGGCAGAGAGAAATCGTAGAGACTGAGAATGAACTGAAGAACCTGCAAAAGGAGCTGGACAATTCCTCCACAGCAATGACAAAATTGACCGCCGCCGGGGAGAAACTCCAATCCGTGGGCGATACCATTTCCGGCGTGGGAAAGAAAATGCTCCCTGTGACCGCAGGCATCACGGCGCTCGGAACGGCGGCTGTCACCACGGCGGCGAATTTTGAATCGTCCATGTCGCAGGTGCAGGCCACGATGGGCATTACCAAGGACTCCATGTCCGAAGTGGACGGGCAGTCTGTCAATACGATGGATACCCTTACAAACCTCGCCAAGGAGATGGGCGAAACCACGGCATTCTCCGCCACGGAGTGCGCCGAGGCGTTAAACTACCTCGCGCTTGCCGGATATGACACGCAGCAGATGTGTGATACCCTGCCGACCGTGCTGAACCTTGCCGCCGCAGGCGGTATGGAGCTTGCCACAGCGTCGGACATGGTGACGGACGCCATGTCCGCTCTCGGCATGGAAACCTCCGATGCGGATGTGATGGTCGACCAGATGGCAAAGACGGCATCCAGCACAAACACCTCCGTGGAGCAGCTTGGCGAAGGCATCTTGAAAATCGGCGCGACCGCAAGGAACGTAAAGGGCGGCACGGCTGAACTGAACACGGCGCTCGGCATTCTTGCCAACAACGGTATCAAGGGAGCCGAGGGCGGCACACACCTCCGCAACGTCATTCTCTCCCTGCAGCAGGGCTGCGAGGACGGCGCGATTGCCGTGGGCGATATGTCCGTCCAGGTCTATGACGCTGAAGGAAATATGCGCTCCCTCAACGACATCCTTGGCGATATGAACACGGCGATGGACGGTATGACGGCGGCTGAAAAGAACGACATCATCAGCAAGATTTTCAACAAGACCGACCTTGCGTCCGTCAACGCGCTCCTCGCCAATACGGGAGACACATGGGATGATTTGCAGAATTCCATCACCAATTCCGCAGGCGCAGCGCAGCAGATGGCGGACACGCAGCTTGACAACCTGCAGGGACAGCTGACGCTCTTGAAGTCTGCACTTGAAGGTCTGGCCATCTCCATCGGTCAGATTCTGATGCCGTATATCAAGTCCATCGTTTCCCACATTCAGAGCTTCGTAGACTGGCTGAACAATCTTGACGAGCGGACACAGAAAATCATCGTGACGGTGGCGCTCGTGGTGGCGGCTATCGGTCCCGTTCTGATTATTGTCGGCAAGGTAATATCCTCGGTCGGTACGATCATGACGATCATACCGAAGATCGTGTCGCTGATGGGTACGGTCAAGACCGCTATGGCGGGGCTGAACGCTACGATGGCGGCGAACCCCATCGGTCTTATCATTACGGCGATAGGTCTTTTGGTAGCGGCTTTCATTTACCTTTGGAACAACTGCGAGGGATTCCGTGAGTTCTGGATCAACCTCTGGGAGAAGGTCAAAGAGATAGCGATTACCGTATGGAACGCCATCAAGGATTTCTTTGTGTCCGTATGGGAGGCTATCAGCGGAACCTTTACGACTGTCGTTACCGCGATCAGGAATTTCCTGTCCTCCGCCTGGGAGGGTATTAAAAATACAGTCACCACGGTGATGAACGCCATCCATACGGTGATCTCCACGGTATGGAATGCAATAAAGACTGTTTTTGAAACCGTGTTCAATGCGATAAAGACGGTGGTCACGACCTATTTCAATATCTATAAGACCATCATCGAAACGGTGCTGAATGTCATAAAGACCGTGGTCACCACGGTGATGAATGCGATCAAGACCGTCATTACCACGGTCTGGAACGCCATAAAAACTGCCGTGGAAACCGTTGTGAATGCCATCAAGACGGCGGTCACCACGGCATGGAATGCGATAAGCACCACCACATCGACCATCTTCAATACCGTAAAGACAGTAATCAGCACGGTGTGGAATGCGATCAAAACAGCGGTGACGACCATCGTCAATGCGATCCATACCGCTATCACCACGGCTTGGAATGCAGTGAAAAACACGACCACTACGATTTTCAATGCCGTAAAGAGCGTGGTCACTTCCGTGTGGAACGGCATCAAGACGGCGGTCATGAATGTGGTCAACACGATAAAGTCCGGCATCACGAACGGCTTCAATGCGATAAAGAGTACTGTTTCCAACATCGTGAACGGCATCAAGAACACTATCTCCAATGTGTTCAACGGCATCTGGAATACGGTCTCCGGCATCGTGAACAAGCTGAAATCGGTATTCAATTTTAACTGGAGCCTTCCGAAGATCAAGCTGCCGCATTTCTCTATTTCAGGCTCATTCAGCTTGAACCCGCCGTCCATTCCGCATTTCTCGGTGGACTGGTACAAGAAGGCGATGTCGGGCGGCATGATTCTGAAGGATGCCACGATTTTCGGTCAGAGCGGAAACACGCTCCTCGGCGGCGGAGAAGCCGGGGACGAGGCCGTGGTAGGCGTGTCCTCCCTGCGTTCCATGATACAGGACGCTGTGCAGGGCGCAGCTCTCTCGCTGTCGGGCGACCAGCCGCTTATCAACATCGAAGAAATGAGCGTGAGGAGCGACGACGATATCCGCAAGATATCGCAGCAGCTGAACACGCTCTTAAATGCCGGCAGACGGGCGAAAGGATATATCTGATATGGGATTTTCATTTAACGGCACGACCTCGCAGTCTATGGGGCTTGCCACAAGAATTACAACTGAAAACCGTATGCCGGATTTGCGGAACAACACCATCACTATGCCTGGGCATGAGGGCGTTTTCGACTTTGGAGAAACCATCGGCGAGAGGAAGATACAGATATCCTGCTTTATTCCTCCCGGCAAGAGCGATGCGGACTTCCTCGACTTGAAGGACAGCATCATTGCGTGGCTGAACCCGGACAACGGGCTGTGTCCGCTGACACTCGACAAGGAGCCGGGACGGGTGTATTCCGCAAGGCTGAACGAGGGATTCTCTTTTGACAAGGCGGTGCGGAATTCCTGCACCTTTGACCTGACCTTTCTCTGTCCCAATCCGTATGCCTATGCCGCCACGGACGAGACATATGACATCGGGAGCGTGGGGACGCACACCGTTTCCCGCTCCCTTGGGAATGCTTACTCCCTGCCTGTGTATTCGCTTTCGGGTGTTATCCCATCCGGCACAGGCACTTACATCACGATAACCACGAACGGCAGCGAGTTAAGGATCGTAGGAAAGCTCTCCGCCGGAGAAACGCTGGTCATTGACTCGGCTCTCATGACGGCAAAGGTGGTGGACGCAAATGGCGATATGCTCCGAAACGGTCTGCCGCTCTTGTCGGAGCTTAATTTCCCCACGCTCGATGTGGGCGCAAACACGGTCACGGTCTCTGTCACGGGAAACTCCGTGACCTTTACGGAACTTCAAATATCGGCGAGGAGCCGCTGGAGGTGATTTCATGGCACTCAAAAATACGATGAACACGCAGGACGTTTTTACCGGGCAGATTCCGTCTGCATGGGGCAAGGACGGCCTGTGGCGGTTCAATGAATCCGATCCCGATGAAAACACCTGCACGGCGGACTCTTCCGGGAACGGGCGTGACGCCTACATCAACAAGTGGAGCGGCACGACTGCCGCTTTTAAGGCAGGGCATCTCGGTAACTACTTCCAGATGAACATCAACAATCCGTCCTCTGAACAGACCTATCTGCGTGTTACGAATGACGGCACGATGTTCTCGGATATCGGCGAGCGTATCGTAGTCGGCGGCTGGATGCGGCCGACCACCTATTCTGTGGGCAATACCTACACGCCGATACTTTCCACGAGGGCAGGCACGGGCAATCCGATTTTTTATCTGTCCCTTATCCGTGGAAAGCCGAGGCTGATGCTTTACAACTCATCGGGCAGCCTGATTCTTGATACCTCGGTCACGCCGCCGTTCAATCTGGAAAATGCCAAGTGGTACTTCATTGCGGCGGCGATCGAGCCTGACAATCAGAAGGCGTGGTATGTGGTCGGCGACAGAGCGTCCGGCACGGTGTGGACTTCTGCTGCGCTCACCATAACTGGAACGCTAAACCGTTCCTGCAAGGCTGACCTTGTATGGGGAATGCTGAATACTTCCTACTGGTATGCGGGCAGCTTTGATGACTGGTTCTTGAACTGTGACGCGGATTTTACTACGGACGATATCGCCGAGTGGTTCCTGAAATCCATCTCTGCGAACGGTGCTGATACCGATTCTGATGTGGATGGATTGACCGCCGAGGATACGGTCACGCTCAAAGCAACCAATGGTATCTATCCCGAAAGCGGGGTGCTTACCACGGCGGCAACGGAGTGCGGGATAAGCGGCACGGGCAGAGTTTCTGTCAAGGCAGAGACATCTCCGGGCGTGACGTCAGTTTCGCTGGTCGAGACATCGACATCGGATGACCTCGCCACCTGGACGGACTGGATTTCCCTTGGCACGGGCGGCGCATTACAGTCACCGTCGAAGAAGTACATCCGTTACCGCATCACGCTTTCCACCACGAATACGGCAAGGACGCCTGTGCTTACGGGCATCAACCTTTATGACAATCCGAAACCGCTGTATTCTCAGCTTGGCTATGCCCGTCCTGTTGTCCTTGACGGCAGCGGCAATGCCGAGGCGGTGCTGGAAAACGCCTACGACATTATTGTCACCAGCGAGATTAACGGCATCGACACGCTGGAGTTCAAGATGCCTTTCAAGGACAGCAAGCGTGAGTATATTGCCAATGAAAAACAGGTGCGTATCGTATCGGACACTTACCGCATCCGCACGGTGACGGACGATAAGGACGAGAGCGGCAAGGCAATCACAACCGTGTATGCGGAGGCGGCGTTCTATGACCTGTCCTTCTCTGTCAAGAAGGAAGAAAGCACCTTCACGGCGGATACCGCCGATGTGCCGATGGCGTATGCACTGCAGGGCACGGAATGGGAAGTCGGCGTGGTCAATGTCAGCACCAAGAGGACATGGACATCGACCGAAGACAATGCACTCTCCATTCTGCGCCATGTACAGAACATCCACGGCGGCGACCTGATTTTTGACAACGCCAACAAGCTCGTGAACCTGCTGACCTTTTCCGGCACGGATTCCGGGGCGCTGTTCTGCTACAAGAAAAACATGAAATCCATCCAGAGGGTGATCGACACCACGAGCCTTATCACAAGGCTATACGCTGTCGGCGCGGACGGCATGACCTTTGCATCCATCAATGACGGCAAGCCCTATGTGGAGGACTTCACCTATACAAGCGAGGTACGCATTAAAACGCTGGACTGCTCCAATTTCACGAACCCTTATCAGATGCTGGAGTTTGCCAATATGCGCCTTGCGGACTACGCTGCGCCGCGAATTTCCTATGTACTGAAAGCGATGGACTTGACCGTTCTCACGGGATATGAGCATGAGGCGTGGAATCTTGGCGATACGGTCATGGTGGTGGATGAGGATTTAGACCTTTCCATCAAGACGAGGATCGTCCGAAGGGAGTACAACCTGCAGGAGCCTTGGAACACGGTGCTGGAGCTTTCCACAACGCTTCGAGAGCTTGGCGATTCCACATCACAGTGGGACGCCGCCGCAGATATCCTTGAGGGCGCGAACTACATCGACAACCAGCAGCTGCAGAACTTCGTGCCGTTCAACCATCTGAAAAACTCCCGTGGCGATGACGGCTTTGCCTATTGGACGAATTCCGGCTTTTCGGTGGATGGGGATAACGGCGTGACGGGAACAGCCTCCTTCAAATGCGAGGGCGCGGCTGGCAGGACGAAGTACATGGAGCAGACCGTCACTCCCTCCAACCGAGACAGCTATACCTTCTCGGCGCAGATCGCCACAGAGAATCTGAAGCTCGGCGGTAGCGGTCAGGTCGGCGTGGAGATCGTGATCGAGTACGAGGACGGCAGCACGGAAACGAGGACGATAGACCTTATATCCTCGTCAGATACGGAGGTGTGACGCTATGGCAAGTTTTACTCATGTGCATGGAACGGTAAGTCCCCAGTATGGCAGGGTGGCAAAGATCACGGTCAGAATATTTGTGAATGACTGCACAGGGACGGTATACATCACGGATATGAATTTGCAGGACGGCTCCCTTGCCTCCGGCTGGGTCGGTCATGTGAGTGAGATTCAGTGGACACAGGACGGTGATTAAATGGCTGATTTTGAACGCTTCGTAGAAGTTATCTCCAAAAAAGAAAGTAAGCGGGTGGTCAGCGTCACTGTCAGACCGTTTGCCGCAGACTGCGAGGGTGATATCTGGTTTACCGACCTTATGCTCCAGGAGGGCGATATGCTGTCGGGCTATACGCCTCACACGAAGAGGCTTTTGAAGAAATCAGAGAACGATCCTGTGTGGTTCAACGGCATCGTCCGCTCGGAAGAAACGGTGATACTGCTGAACCTCGGCGGCACATCGGCAGGGCTTGACATCCACCTCTATCCGAAACAGGACATGGACGGCGGCACGGTCGCGCTGGCGCAGGGCGTGGGCGGTCAGAAAGCGACCTTCCCGAATGCTATGTATGCCGGAGACGATGTGGCTCTTCTGGCATCCACACGGGAATGCACGAGGAACGGCAGCACAGAAACGAAGTACGGATTCTTCCAGTACAGCGCGGCGTGGGACTCCAAGCACATCGTATCCCTGCCGCAGGGAAAGTCAGCACAGCTTTTGTATTCAATGCAGGAAATGGACGATGGAGGTGAACTGTTCAGATGGACACGTTAAGAGGAAAGAAGATCATGGTGTGGACTTTCATGGGCAACACCAGAATGTATAACGCTCTGCGTGACTACGGCGACCGCATCAGCCAGATCGGGCTGTTCTCCTTCAAGGTCAGGGCTACCGGGGAGATTTACGAGACAGGCGTTTCCATCTCGTCCATGATGACCTACATCAACCGCTATCCGCATATCAACTGGCTTCTTACCGTGGCGAATGACGGAACGAACAGCATCTTCAAAGCCCTGCGGGACAATACCAACGGCGCACAGGATAAGTTCCTCTCTGAAATCGTCCGCATCATGCAGAAATACCCGTGGTGTGACGGCATCGATATCGACCTCGAAAAAGGCGATGGCTATTCCACGCACGAGGCATCCACGCAGATGTTTGCCAATATCTACAACACGGTCAAGGCATACGATTCTTCCAAGATGATGAACATCTGCCTGCCGGGTATGACGAGCGTCAACGGCTCGGTCGGCGGCGAGAACTGGTGCGTGTATGCCGACCTCAACAATTACTGCGATACCGCATCCATCATGAGCTACGGCATGGCATGGGCCGGCTCCGCGCCGGGACCGGTGTCTCCGCGCTCCTGGCTGGAGGGCATTTACGATTACGCCTCCGAGGTCATGGACACGGACAAGGTATTCCTCGGTATGCCCGCATACGGATGGGACTGGCAGATATATGACCTGCCGTCCAATATCGGCAAGACCTATCGAGGCACTTCGCAGACCTACTATGCCGCGCAGAACTGGCTGAAGGGCGTGTATAACTTCACGGACGATCAGCCGCCGCAGCCGTTCATCCCGTTCGTGGGATATTGGGACGATAACAACAAAGTGCCGTGGGCGCTCCCTCATGTGTACGACTACATGGAAGGGCGGGACGCCGACAGCTACGAGTACCCGCAGATGTCCGGGACATACAACGGCAGGCACTACCTGACCGCCTACGGCAAACAGCAATCGACAGATTTTGACAATATCATCATCGACCATGACGGCGGCAATTATGCAAGCGCATCCGGCATCGTGTCCGTTGAGAACGGCATCGCCACGCTCGGTGATGAGGGAGCGGTCACCTACCAATTTACTATCAGCACGGCGGGAACATATGATGTGGCGGTGCGGCTCTGTTATCCCTTCTGGGACAAGAACGGCATCTATGTGTCGCTGGATGGTTCGACCATGCACTTCACGGAAAACCGCCTGTGGTGGCCATACTGGAGGACAACCTTCTGGACTACGCTTGCAAGCGGTGTGAGCCTTTCCGCAGGGACGCATACCATAAAGATTTCAGTCGATGTGAAGGGCGTACAGTTTTACGGATTCCGTGTTTGCTCATTCTTTTCGGAAGAGCCGTCTGCGGGAGAAGCGAACTATTCCTTCTCCCCGCGACAGTTCAAGGATGTGGAAGGAAACATGGTCGGTCCCGACCGTGGTTTCCGTCTTACCTTGGAAATGCTCCGAAGAAAGCCCGACTCGGCGCTCGTCTGGTATGAGGACTTCCGTGACTACGGTGTGCTGGAGACAAATTACTGGACAACGCTATCCGGCTCCTTTACCGTGTGGCGGTCGGATGAATACTCCACGGAGCGCGTTTACTCCCAGCTTGACGGTAAGGGTCAGCTTGCATGGAAGTATGACGGCTTTTCGGATATCCATCTCCGTGCAAGGCTGGCATTCCCGGCGAACGGCAGCGGAAAAGCGGGTGTGTTTTGCGGTAATCTGTTCTGTTGCCTGAATTACAATACACAGGCGGTGGAACTGTACAACGGCTCCACGCTCCTTGGCAGCTACAGTCAGGAGATCACGAGGACACCGGCCGCAGACCTTCGTGACGATCCGTCCATGTACACGGTGGAGATGCGTATCCGTGGAAACAAGGTGCGCGTGTATTCCGGCTCGTCCTATACGCTGCGGTTCACGGCAACGGTCAGCGGCTTCTCCGGCGGCTATGCCGGATACCGCTCCGACAACCGGACGGTCTGCGAGCTGATGCGCCTTGGGGACGCATGGACTTATGAGCCGTATGAGCGGTTCGATGTGGTCATGCCGGACGGAACGACAAAATCCTACGGCCGCATCAGCAGGAGCAACTGCACATGGGACAGTGAGTTCCAGACGTTCACGCTGACTGCCGATGTGGAGGAGTCATCCACTCGGAGCGAGGACATTTCGATGGACTATGATTTCTTCCATTCGGATGATATGACTTCGCTTTCCTGCGGCAACGACTACCAGGCAACGGTCATCCCCGTGGACATCAACATCTGGATATCCCGCCTGTTCCTCGGCGATGCGGACGGCTTCTCCATCCTCTACTATCAGGACGTGGACTCCCTCGTCTATTGGGCGAACGAAGCGGCTTATCGGTGGAAACTCCGGGGGATGTGTATGTGGTCCCTTGGGCAGGAGGACTTGCGGCTGTGGGAGTGGCTGCCGAAACAGGTGTAAACATATAAAACAACAACACAATATCTTTCGGGAATCAGCGATTGCTTTCGGGCAGTCGCTTTTTTCATACACAAATTCAATCAGAGAAAGGAAGGTACAAGCGTATGAAAGAATTCTGGAACACCATTCAACTCATCTTCACGGCAATCGGCGGGTGGCTCGGCTACTTCCTCGGCGGCTGTGACGGCCTGCTCATCGCTCTTGTGGCGTTCGTGGTCATCGACTACATCACAGGCGTCATGTGCGCCATCGCCGACAAGAACCTATCCAGCGAGGTCGGCTTCAAGGGCATCTGCCGCAAGGTGCTGATTTTCCTGCTCGTGGGGATTGCCAACATCCTCGATGTGCAGGTCATCGGCACGGGCAGTGTCCTCCGCACGGCGGTGATCTTCTTCTACATCTCCAATGAGGGTGTATCGCTCACGGAGAACGCTGCGCACCTCGGACTGCCTATCCCCGAAAAGCTGAAGGCGGTGCTGGAGCAACTCCATGACCGCGACACCGAAGGAAAGGACGGTGACGAGTAATGGCTTACACAAACAGTTCTATGGTGGCTTACACCAAACTCAGCCCGAACCATTCCGGGCAGCGGACACATTCCATAGACCACATCACTCCCCACTGTGTGGTCGGTCAGTGTACGGCGGAGGGGCTTGGCGACTGGTTCGCCAAGTCCTCCACGCAGGCATCCTCGAATTACGGCATCGATAAGGACGGGCGTGTCGGGATGTATGTGGAGGAGAAGAACCGCTCCTGGTGCAGTTCTTCCAATGCCAACGACCAGAGGGCTATCACCATCGAGTGCGCCAGCGATACCACGGAGCCGTATGCGTTCCGCGACATCGTTTATCAAACGCTCATCAAACTGTGCGTGGATATCTGCAAGCGAAACGGCAAGACAAAGCTGCTCTGGCTCGGCGATAGGGATAAGACGCTGAATTACACGCCCAAGTCCGGCGAGATGGTGCTGACCGTCCATAGGTGGTTCGCAAACAAAAGCTGTCCCGGCAACTGGATGTATGCCAGGATGGGCGATCTTGCGGAGAAGGTCACGGTGGCTCTCGGTAGTGGTACCGATAGTAAAGATGGTTCCACAACTACACCAGGAACACAGGCTACGGCGTTCTCCTCGCTTTCCGAGGCGGATGTTGTAAAGAGTGTGGGGACATTGTTTACCGCAGACCAGAAGAAAACGGGCATCCTCGCATCTGTTTCGATGGCGCAGTTCATCCTCGAATCCGGCTACGGAAAGAGTGAGCTGGCGCAGAATGCCAATAATGTATTCGGCATGAAATGCTCCCTCTCAGGCAATACTTGGAGCGGATCGACATGGGATGGCAAAAGCAAGTACGCCAAGCAGACGAAGGAGCAGAACGCAGACGGCAGCTATACCACCATCACGGTGGACTTCCGCAAATATCCGTGCGTGGAGGACTCCATTGCAGATCATTCTGCCTATCTGCTCGGCGCAAAGAACGGCAGCAAGCTACGCTATGACGGTCTGAAGAGCTGCACGGATTACAAGAAAGCGGCTCAAATCATCAAGGACGGCGGATATGCCACAAGCCTTACCTATGTGGAAAACCTCTGCTCCATCATCGAGCGGTGGAATCTCACGCAGTTTGATGTGAAGGAAAGCGAGACGGCTATTGCCTGGTACCGCGTCCGTAAGACATGGGCGGACAGCAAATCCCAGATCGGCGCTTTCAAGGTGCTGGCAAACGCCAAGGAATGCGCAGATAAGAATCCGGGATATAGTGTGTTTGATGTAAACGGTGTAAACATCTACACACCGAAAACAACTGCTCCTACGGTGTCTGCCGCCGTGCCGTTCCTCGTGAAGGTCAGCATTTCCGACCTGAATATCCGTAAAGGACCAGGGACGGACTACGCAAGAACACAGTATATCCCTGTCGGCATTTATACCATCGTGGAGGTCAAGTCCGGCAAAGGCTCGATCGCAGGATGGGGACGCTTAAAGAGCGGCGCCGGATGGGTCAGCCTTGATTACTGTACACGCATTTAAAACTCCATATCATATCGGACAGCCCACAGAGCATAGCCTGTTCTGTGGGCAATTTTTTATTTTTTGAGTGAAAAACCTTAAGTTTTCGCTCTCTCGTGAGCTACCTGTAGGAGGTGATTTTCATGACCAAGGAACAGAAAGAGAAAATCATACGCTTCCGCAGGCAAGGTCTCGGATATGCCGACATCGGTCGGGAACTGGATATTTCAAAGGATACGGTCAAGAGTTTCTGCCGCAGGAACGGTCTGATGATTTCAAACAGCAAGCCTGCTGACGATAAGGACAGATGCCGTGAGTGCGGCAAGCCGTTAGTCCAGCAGGAGAAAATGAAGCGGCGGATATTCTGCTGCAAAGCCTGCCGTGAGAAGTGGTGGACGGAACACGCAGACAGGATAGACCGCAAAGCCATATACACATTTACCTGTGCCGGGTGCGGACGGACATTCACAGCCTACGGGAACAAGAGTCGCAAGTACTGTTCTCACGGCTGTTATGTTGCGGACAGATTTGGAGGAGGTGTCGCTGATGAGCGATAAGCAGTTTCAGGCTGAGAAGCTCTACTACATCTCCATTTCCATCGCAAAATCGATGCTTGAAAAGGGCATTATCGACAAGGATGTATACGCCATAATTGATACAAAACTGCTCGAAAAATACCGTCCGATTTCGGCTACATTGTTATCGGGAAAACCCTTGATATAACTGGCTTTTAGAGTGATATATAGTAGCGGAAAGGAAGGTGATTTTATGGCGAAAATCAGCAGGGTCGAGCCGAAAATACAGGCTCCTGCAAGGCGGCAGAGAGTCGCTGCATATGCCCGTGTTTCAAAGGACACGGAACGCCTCATGCACTCGGTTTCCGCACAGGTTAGTTACTACAGCAAGCTGATACAGAGCAATCCCGAATGGGAGTATGCAGGCGTGTATGCCGATTCCGGCATCAGCGGAACAGGCATAAAAGAGCGTGATGAATTTCAACGTCTGATTGCGGATTGTGAGGCAGGAAAAATCGACATCGTTTTGACCAAGAGTATTTCACGCTTCGCAAGAAATACTGTTGACCTTCTTGCCACAGTACGCCATTTGAAAGAAATCGGTGTGGAGGTACGGTTTGAAAAAGAACATATCAATTCTTTTTCAGGCGATGGCGAACTGATGATGACCATCATCGCATCCTTCGCACAGGAAGAAGTCCGCTCCACATCAGAAAACATCAAATGGGGAATCCGCAAGGGCTACGCAAATGGCATTGATGTGGCGAGAAACAAAAAAGTCTACGGTTATCGTTACGATGGTGAGAAGTATGTCATTCAAGAGGACGAGGCTGAAATTGTGCGGTACATTTTCACGAGCATGGCAGACGGCATTGCGCCGAATGTTATCGTTAAAGAACTGAACACACGAGGTGCCAAGACATGGCGTGGTTACGATTTCTGCTACGGCAATCTTTCCACCATTCTTAAAAACGAAATCTACATCGGCGACCGAAGGATGCAGAAATGTTTTGTGGCCGATCCCATCAAGCACAACAAGGTCAAGAACCGTGGAGAGCTGCCGCAATATTACATTTCAGACTGTCACGAGCCTATCATCGACCGTGAGACCTTTGACAAGGTACAGGAAATCATGAAGCAGAGAGCCGAGGCTGTGCCGATCTACCCGTTCACGGGAAAAATCAAGTGCGGCACCTGCGGTAATCAGTTCACGAGGAAGAAAGGCAAGGCCAGAGGCAATACCTACATCCATTGGATTTGCCGGAGTAAGAAAGAAAAAGGAATGACCTGCTCCAGCGTAAACTTCTCCGAGGAAGAATTGGAGAAGATTTCGGCGCAGATGATGGGAAGAGATGAATTTGACGGCGAGGCTTTTGAGAATACCGTAAAATTCATAACGGTTGAGAAGAACGGAGACCTACGGTTTCAGTTCTCAGACGGCAGCACAAAGGTGTGGAAAAATCTGCATCTCCATCCTCAAAGACATGAGGTGACCGTCACCGACTGCTTTCAAGGGAAAATCATCTGCGCACATTGTGGCAACACCTACCACAGGGTGGTTTCCGCTGACCGCTGGGTGTACTGGTACTGCATGGGCAAGAAGAAAAAAGGCGTGGATTGCCACAGCATCAACTACGCCGATTTTCAACTCAGGCGGATTTCGGCAAGCATCCTCGGACTGAGGGACTTCAAAGACCCCACTTTTGAAGAGGACATAGAAAAAATTGTGGTCTTGGATGATGGCAGCCTTGAGTACCACTTTTACGAAGGGAGGACGGAAACGTGGCAAAGAATGTAACAACGATACCCGCCACAAGGAACCGATTCACGGCGAATCCGATAAACAGCAAAAAGAAACGCCGCGTAGCCGGATATGCCCGCGTATCAACGGACATGGAGGATCAGCAGACAAGCTACGCTGCGCAATGCGACTACTACACGCAGTACATCCAGAGCCGTGACGATTGGGAGTTTGTCGGGCTGTATTCTGACGAGGGCATAACTGCTTGTAATACATTCAAGCGCGAGGGATTCAACAGAATGATTGAGGATGCCCTTGCCGGACGTATCGACCTTATCATCACAAAGAGCGTCAGCCGTTTTGCAAGAAACACAGTGGACAGCCTTTCCACCATCCGAAAACTGAAGGACAACGGCTGCGAGTGCTATTTTGAAAAAGAAAATATATGGACATTCGATTCCAAGGGCGAACTTCTCATTACCATCATGTCGAGCCTTGCACAGGAAGAAAGCCGTAGCATTTCAGAGAACTGCACATGGGGATGGCGTAAGCGGTGTGCAGACGGCAAGGTCACAGTTCCTTTCGGAAGGTTTCTCGGCTACGACCGCGGCGAGGATGGAAACCTTGTGGTCAACGAGGAGCAAGCGAAAATTGTCCGCAAAATTTACGGATACTTCTTGCAGGGCAGATCACCGTATCAGATCGCCAAGCTGCTGACGGAGGAAGGCATCCCGACTCCGGGTGGCAAGAAGGTATGGGGCAAGGCAGTGGTAGCCTCCATTCTTACCAACGAGAAGTACAAGGGCGACGCCCTTTTGCAGAAGGTCTATACTACGGACTTTCTTACCAAGAAGAAAAAGAAGAACGAGGGCGAGGTTCCGCAGTACTATGTAGAAGGAAACCATGAGGCAATCATCAGCCCTGCGGTGTTCGACCAGGTGCAGATACTAATGCAGGCTCGCGAACCTGGGAGGAACCGAAACAGCTGTGTGAGCATATTCTCCAGCAAGATAAAGTGCGGAGACTGTGGCAGCTGGTACGGCTCAAAGGTCTGGCACTCAAACGATAAGTACAGAAAAGTCATCTGGCAATGCAATCATAAGTTTGACAGCGGAGAGAAATGTTCCACGCCACACTTGGACGAGGAAACCATCAAGCAGCTTTTCATAAAGACTCTGAACATTCTCGCCAAGGAGCGTGACCTCATCATTGCTGGATTTGAAGAAATCAGGGACACAGCATTTTCGACCGAGGCTCTTGAAGCGGAGGCGGAGGTGCTGACCGGCGAAGTGAACACGGTCGCAGAGATGATACAGAAATGCATTGACGAGAACGCCCGCGTGGCGCAAGACCAGACCGAATATGAAAAACGCTACGATGCCCTTGTACAGCGTTTCGACACAGCAAGGGCAAAGTTGGATGAGACTCAGGCAGCAATTACAAAGACACAGGCGCAGCGGCAGATGATGGAACACTTCATGGAAACGCTTCGGGCACTGCCGGAGCAGATTGAGATTTTCGATGAAGGAACGTGGTACGCACTCTGTGATTACATCACGGTCTACGACAAGGATGACATCAGAGTTACATTCCAGAACGGAACGGAAATCCCTGTGTGAAACACATAAGAGATATGAACGCACTCCGCAAATCGATGTGGAGTGCTTTTTTCTTGCCTTGTCTGTGGAGAGGTTAGGAATTTGAACCCGTCCACCTAAATTTGAACCCGTCCGAATGTAAAATAAAATTGTATCAAAGACGGCTTTTAGATAGATGATGGCTATAGCGGTACGAACTTCGACCGCCCGGATTGGCAGCGCCTTATCTCCCTAGTGGAAGAAGGCAGGATTGGCACCATCATTGTCAAGGACAT